TTTTTAGACATTACTTAGACATTACTTAGACATTCCTTAGACATTAATAACAATCGTAACAAGGAGGATTAGAACTTTCTATTTCACTATAAGATTTTAAATTATTCATACCACCAGGATAACCTCGTTTTGAGTATCCATAACGACTAGTATGGTTCAATACAATTGGTGAGTTGTACTTAGAAGACTTGTCAGGTACCATGCCATCCAATGTAGAATACGATAGGTAGTCAGGGAATTTGTTCTGTCCTTCACCTGTAATCAAGTAGTCTTGTAGTCTTTGTTTATAAAACTCTGAACGTTGTTTTTGAATACCTCTAAGGTACTTCATGGTCTCGGCGTCTACTGATGTAGCTGATTCCATTTGACCCTCTACAATCCCTCTATTCATGGTCCTGTAGTGAAGGTGAGGTATCATCTCAAAGTAAGAAACATTTATCAAGAATGGACTGATGTATTCATTGACCAATTCCAATTCATCACTATTGAATGTGTTGCCGGTTGAAGATACTTGTGAAAGTAGATGTTTGTAGAATTTAGTTCCCAATAATGGTTGTAAGTGCAAATCCTGTGCAACACTTAGTTCCGCACGAATTGCATCAATATCTACATTCTTGTTTATATTCGTGAAGGCTTTCAACTTTCCTTCTGATACTAATAATACGTTCGCCATAGTTTAATCGTTTTCTTCTTCTCCCAACCAAATGTCACATTCTTCTTCGGTTAGACCATAACCTGATTTTAACATTTGAATTGCTTGCATTCTTGTTATTTTACCTTTGTTGTATTCTCTAACAATTCTCATCAATGCCTGATACTCTCTACCTTTCATTCCCTTGATGTTCTCGTTTACAGCAACTGCCTCCACCGGTGTTACAGGTGCATTCTCAACAACAGGTTTCTCAACCACATCTCCAACCTCATAGATTGACATTGGTTTAATTTCAAATGTAGTATATGTTTGTGTCTTCAATGAGACCAACTTATTGAATGTTGGAAGTAGTTCATCTTGGTACGGCATTATAACCGTCTTACGGATAAATTCTGAGTGGTCTACAATCTCGTTTCTCGTGCCTAACTTACCACTCGTACTGATACCAAAAAGTTCACCAGAACTAATCCTATGACCTGACAGGATACTTCTAATAATATCATCATAGATTGCTTGATAATAACCATCATTTGAACTTGCCGGTATCTGTGTAATTTTTGGAGATAACTCAGCACTTTCGTTAAAGGAAATGATTGGTCTACCGGCATTATTTACAGAACTATATTGTTCTTCCAATGCCCGTGTAATAATTCGTTTTTGATCATCATCAGGAATACCATTAACAAAGTCTATCCAAAGACTTGGTAACATTCCATTCTTTAAGTTGTTAGAATGAAACTCCTTGATGTTTACATCAATTTCAATAGAAGCCAAAGCACCACTATAGTCTGGTACAGGGTAATAAGAATTGTTTGGTTGGTAGGCTTTGTAATAAAGTATTTGACTTGGTTCACCATCTTCTTGATTGAATGTGTCATATTCTTCAACACCGTATTTTTTAACATTTGTCCAATCCAAAGAATAATAATATTTTTCAATTTCATCTGTTTCAGGATTAATTTTTCCACATCTTACCTTAGAAAAATCTATGTGATATATTTCCGCAACTGTTTTTCTATCTCTACTCCAAATAACATTGAGTGCATATCCTCCAAATAAAACTAAATCCAATGCACATTTCTTCATTACATCGTGTACATTTTCCTTCTTGTTAATCAAGTTAACACTTGCCATTGGATTGTTAAGTGATACTACACCATCACCCAATATCTGATTTACTTTGGATAATACTATTGCCTTGTGTATTGCACTATTGTTAAATCTTGTAATAAGATAGTTAGGCATCAAGTTGTCATCACCATATAACACATAAGGTAATCTTTGTATTACCTCTGTAAATCTTGGTAAGATTGGTTCTTGAGTAAAATTAACTCTGCCCAAATCGTATTTTTTCATTTCATTACTCATATTATTCTATATATATGTAGTTACTATTATCTTCATTATCGGATTGATATTGAATAAATGTATCAGTTTGATTTGTATCTACAACCTCACACATAATAGTATAAACCAAAGAAGTACCATCACCAAATATTTGTAATTGGTATTGTCCTTCGTAGTTCAAATCATTACTTGTTAAGTTTAAAACAATCTCACAATACCTGTTATTCTGACCATATTGTGCAGGGTTTGATTTATCGATAGTATATGACTTACTCTCTTGTGATAAAGCGTGAACAAATGTTAAAGTGTATCCGGTAAATGTCTGTCTTGAATTATTGTTAATATTCAACACCAATTCATTTTCCTGTCCTTTATTTAATATAACCATAAGATAACTCTATATAACTAAATATAAATAATTTGTTTTTGGAATAGTTAGACATAAAAAAAGGAGGTGGTCACCCACACTCCTTTTATTGATTGCGCACATTTAAGACTTTTTACTGCGCACATTTTATATAGATAAACATAGGGTTCAACCCCTATTTACGATTATCCATTAAATGTAGCACCTGAGAATACAGTTGAAAGTGTTCCGCTAATTACTCTAGCAGGTACAGGTTCCTGACCTAAGAAAGTAATTTCGAATCCATTTCTGTCACCAAGTGCAAGACCGGTTGTTGCCGCTCCTGCTGATGTGTACATACCTCTAACTTGACCCAACATATATTGAGTATCGTTTTGGTCAATTGCGATGATTTGAAGATTATCCTTCTGAGTTAATTCTTGAAGAATTAATCTCTTAGCCGCATCGTATTTGTACATAACAGCCAACAATTCTTGGTCAAAATAAATGGTACCATTCTCAAATGACTTTTGAATATTTTGAGTTAAAGAAGATGTTCCTCTCTTAAGTTCAAATCCGTAGAATACAGTACCTGTAGCTGCAGTTGCACCAGTAATTTCGTCATCCGCATCGTAAGTAAAACCAGTCACACCACCAAGAGTAGTTCCTGACCCACCTGCAATATAGATTTTCTTAACACCACCAATACTATCTGAACATTCATTCAAGGAAACTCCTTGTGTAATAAAACAAGACATATTTTATATTATTAATTTTTTCGTTTATTAAATTTGAGGGGACTTTCACCCCTCAGTTTTTTTATGTACTTAAACGATTAGGCAATGTTGTTAGTTGCGAAGTAGTTTACACCTGCGAAACGAACTAGAGCAGCACCATAGTTGTAGTTACCACGGATACGAATCTCATCGTTATCACGAGACCACCACATATCCAATTTTTCGTGATCTGACATAAGGTCAAAACCAACTACGAAATAGTCAGCAGGTCCGATTACAACTCGACCAGAACCAGCAAGACCGATAGTAGGATATACCTTAACAGTAGAGTTTGGATGTACTGCGAAAGAGTTAGCCTCTCCACCGATAACCACAGAGTTTCCAATGTAGTTTTGGAAGAAGTTAGCCTTAGTCAATGCCTGAACATACAATCTGTAGTTAGGGTAAGACATGAACACTACAAGGTTTTCCAACGCTTGTGCGTTGTCATCAAGTGCGTTGATTAATTTATCTACTTCAGTGATAGGGTTACCAGATACACCATAATCAGCAGATGAAGAGAATGCAGTTGGGTTAGCAGATACTGCAGTACCTGTAGCTCCTGATACCAACAATGCTTTGAAACCATCGAAACAATCACCACCAGCGGTAGTTGCTTGCCATAGTTTTTGTTCAATTCTTTGTTGGATTTGTTTTACTTTCAAATCTGCAATTTGCTGTTCGAATGGAACTGTTTCTTCAGTTTCACCTTTTTGTAACAACAATGATTGATAAGTAGAATACAATGCATCAGGGCAAAGGTTTTCGTTAATTCTCTCAGGACATACAGTCAAAGAGATTTGAGAGAAAGTGGTAGTTCCACTTGGGCTCCATCCGCAAGCACCTGCTTGGAATGCTGGAGTTGAGTCTAAAATTTGAATTTGTTGTGTACCTTTGATACCTAATTTTACATTGGATACTTTAGCAGTAGTTCCACCAACAAGAGCTTTCATCATCAACTCTTGTGAAGTTTGGTCGGTAAAACCGGTAATGGAGGAAACAACATAACCAAAATCTTCTTTTGAATAATTTTTCATTTTTAAATTGTTTTTGTTTTAATTATTTTTTTAGTTTTCTGAAACTCATGATGGTAGCAATTCTTGCATCATCAGAATTAATCTTTTCTACATTAGAAAAGTCTGTTTTTCCGCCGTTAATTTTCTTACCAGCAGGTTCTTTTTTGAAAGATTCAAAATCATTTTTGTATGATTCCATCATTACTTTCATTTTTTTCATTTCTTCAGCAAGGTCTTTTACCTCCTCAAGAACAGGTAGAAT